AGGCAGTCACTACTGACTACACCATTGCAACTGGTCGAAATGCAATGACGGCTGGTCCTATTACTATTAACAGCGGTGCAACAGTTACTGTCAGTGCCGGTTCTACTTGGGTTGTTGTTTAATTATGGCTATTAGAATTAACGGAGACAATACTACGGCTGCGCCGGGTATTACTCGTGGAGACGATACCGACACTGGTATTCAATTTGGTACAGATGAAGTCAGTATTGTCACTGGTGGAGTTGAACGGGCAAAAGTAGACAATGTTGGACGCTTTGATGTCAATAGTGGTTCTAGCGGCGTAATTTCTGCCAAGCAAAACACTAATAACGGTGGCTTTAATATCTACGAAGGTAAAGATTCTACAGGAAGCACGAAATTTTACGTCACCCACAACGGTAGAGTTGGTGCATCAGAAGGTGTAATTTTTGGCACTGATACGGCTGCCGCTAATATCCTTGATGACTACGAAGAAGGTACTTGGACGCCAACCATTACAAGCGGAGGATGGACTGGGTTTCAGACTATTTCAAACGCCAAATATACAAAAATTGGAAGACAGGTGACTGTTTACCTGTGGGGAGATGGCCTTCAAGGCACAGGAGATGGTACAGCGCTAAAAGTGGGAGGATTGCCGTTTACTTGTGCTACTAGCGGTTATGCACCTGGACCCGTTGATTTTGGTGAGTCAATTGATGCTGGAGCATATTGCAGGGTTGCATCAGCCAGCACTGCGGTCGACTTTTTTCGCGCCAGCGGTAGTGTTTCCACTAGCCGCGTCGCCATTGCTGGTAATAGGATTGGTAATGCTTATTTAATTTTTAGTGCCACCTACATTGTTGCCTAAACAAACTACAACCATTAAACAAATACAACAACTCATGGAGATTTAATGGCAATCACATTTCCAGCCAGTCCTTCTGACGGTGACGTATTCACCAATTCAACGACTGGCGTAAAATACATCTATAACGCCACTGACGGAGTTTGGAAGACACATGTCTGGCCAACTAACACTGATTACCTGCAGCTAAGTGGCGGCACATTGACAGGTAATCTGAGCCTTGGAACTAATGATCTGACGGCTCAAGATGTCACTGCTAGCGGTGCTATCTCTGCTAACAGTCTTTCTACAACTGCTGGTTTGACTGTCGGAAACGGGCTAACCGTTTCTGACGGTAACGTCGTGATGGCTAGCGGTCACGGCATTGACTTTAGTGCTACTGCTGATGGTAGTGGAACCACGCAAAGTGAATTGCTAGATAATTACGAGGAAGGACTTTGGTCACCGTACCTTTCTGGAAGTAATAGCGGTAGTGTAACTTCTTTTACTGAACGTTTAGGACATTACACAAGAATAGGAGATGTTGTAATTGCATCTTTTTACCTTACAAATCCAGGAAGCAATAGTGGCGTAAGTGGTAGTTGGCAAATCAATGGTTTACCATTCGGTGCAAGAGATTATGGAAATTATTATGGGTCTGGAGTAATAAGCTACATAAGAGGAGTGTCCTCTTCTGGATGGTTAGCTGTTTCAATTCGTCAAGACAGTGCCGCAAGAACATTTGCAGATTTGTATAACAACCCAAATAGCACTGCTGAAACGGCTTCTGTTTCAGGATCGGTTCCGTCAAATTTAATTTTGAGAGGAAACATTATTTACAGCGCAATTTAAATTTAACCCCCATTAAACCTATTTAATTACAAACGGATTATCTTAAAATGGCTTTTACCGAACGTCACGAACACAAAATTGAAATCATCCCTCCCTACAACATCCTTCAATGCCGTCGTGCAGACATCGTTGAAAAGGATGGCAAAGAGGTGGGTCGTACTTACCACCGCCACGTCAAGACTCCTGGTAGTGACATGACTGGTGAGTGCGCTGAAATGCAGGCAGTTGCTACTGCACTGTGGACTACTGAAGTTGTAGATGCTTACAACGCAATGATCGCTGCACAGGAGCTTCCTGGCGGAGGTGAGTGATGGGACTCAAACTAAATGGGGCAACGTCTGGTTCGATTGAACTGGACGTTCCCGACGATATTGGATCGGATCTAAACATCACCATTCCGGGTGCTGCTGGCACGCTTGATCGCCTTGAGCGTACTGGGAATATTTTGCAGGTCGTTCAAAGTCTAAAGACAGATGCTGAGAGTTATAATCTTGCAACTCTGGCAGTCAGTAGTAATATTATTGAACAGTCCATTACAGTATCAGCAAATAGTAAAGTTTTAATCATGTGTACGATGCATATGATGGCAACCACTCCGTCATACGGATTTGTATTGAATAGAGATGGTACAAATATTGGCATTGCTGATGCGGCTGGAAATAGATTTAGGTATTCGTCTGTTGGTTATTCTGACCCTGATAGACAAGACTCATGTCAACCCCTCAATACTATGTTTTTAGACACTCCAGGTAGTGCAGGTACGTTTACATACGGAGTAAAGATTAGACACATGAGTTCCGCCACTCAAACAGTTTTTGTGAACATGTTTGAAAATGATACAGATGCTACTAAAATAGGTCGTCCCATGTCTCATTTTACATTAATGGAGGTAGCAGGATGAAAATTAAAGCTACGCATCTTCTTTATCCAAACGCTGTGAGAGTTAGTAGCACTTACGGTGCATTTGATTCTGATGGGAATAAAATTGCAGTTGACGAGGCTGCTATTGCTGCCAAAGCTGCTGAACTTGAGATTGAATATCAATGGAAAGAACTACGTCAACAACGTAACCGCCTTATCGCGGAAACCGACTACCTGGCACTGTCTGACAGCACCCTGAGCGCTGAGATGGCTACTTACCGCCAAGCTCTGCGGGATCTTCCTGCAAACACTACTGATCCAGCCAACCCTGTTTGGCCTACTAAACCGGGAGGTTGAATATGAGCACAATCAAAGTAAACAAGATCGAAAACACCTCTACAACTAATGGAGGTATTGAGGTCGATACCAGTGGACACGTCACAATTGACGGTCAACAGTTGCCGACGGCTGGTCCGCTTAGTAATCGTAATTTGATTATTAATGGTGAAATGCAAGTAGCGCAGAGAGGCACAGGAGATTCTGGAGTAACTTCTGGTCCGTCTTGGGCAGCTGATAGATTTAGACTAGATATATCATCGTGTGGTACTTGGACAACAGCAAATACTACATCAAATTTGCCTGACGGTTTTTCAAATAGTATTAAAGTTGATTGCACTACTGCAAAAGCTACTCTGACAGGAACAAATAATTTGTTTTTTAGTCAGTATGTTGAAGCTCAAAATTTAACACATCTTGGCTATGGCAGCTCTGCCGCAAAACAAATTACACTATCATTTTGGGTTAAATCAAATAAAACTGGTGACTATGTAGTTGAACTAGATCATGGAGATGCTGCTACTTTTAATGGCATTAAATATACAATTAATTCAGCAAACACCTGGGAGTATAAAACTTTAACTTATATTGGAGACACTTCAAACGCTATCAATAACGACAATGGTGCAGGTTTATTTGTCCAATGGTGTCTTGCTGCTGGGCCAACCCTTTCAAGTGGAACGTTTCAATCAAATACATGGCAAACAACTACCGCAAATCGTTTTGCTGGACAAACAAATTTAGCTGATAGTACTGACAACGAGTGGTCAATCACAGGCGTCCAACTAGAAGTAGGTTCCAAAAGTACACCTTTTGAACATCGGAGCTATGGTGATGAGCTTCAGAGGTGTCAAAGATATTACTTTAAAATGGGTACGTCTTTTTCTATGCACGGACACCAATTAACTACAAATGATAATTATAAACGTAATTATTTTGCATTTCCGGTAGAAATGCGTGATACGCCTGATTGCAATGGTGTCTCTACTATTAGTGCTGGATCTTTCGATGCAGGCATTCCAGTTTATTCGGGAACAACAACTTTTGGCATTATTGGTACGGACGGTACTGCTACCTCATATACTACTACTACTGCATTTGATGCTGATGCGGAGCTTTAATTATGTATCAACTTCTTCCAATTGATCCTCTAACTGGACAAGAGCGTCAATTAGTAAAATGCCTTGATGATGGTAGGTTTATTCCTACTACGCCTGGAAATACTAATCGGCGTTATTTACAATACCTTAAATGGCTAGACGAAGGCAACGAACCACTACCCGCAGATGAATCATGATTATCTCTATTATTCGTCCAATCCTTTTTCAATTCCTGCAATCTGAACGTGTCAAAGCGTTGATCGTTGAGATGCTGGAGAAACTTGCTGAGTCAACTGATAATGATGTTGACGACAAAGCAGTTGAGTTTA